TATCTTGAGATTCTAGATGGATTCGTCGTCTCAAATAGGGATGTGAATTTATGTACATCACTATTGAATGACAAAATCCTTGTTGATACCACATTAATGTTGCGGGCTCCATACATATTGTACGTAGCTTGTCAACAGATTTGGGTACGAACTTTACCTTAGCGCAACGGTCTAGATGACCAGTATCGCGAGGCATAGTTTGAAGACCTAGACGTAAGTCTAGAAATCTTATCATATCATCAGAGCCCATTACATTATACTTATCCCATATTATTGTGGAAGGAGTATCTGCTACGGACTTTGGACCATGCCTAGGGTGCCAATTTTCATAAAGAAAATTAGCACTTAGAGCTGGGAACCAGGATGATATGATTGATGCCTCTCCATCGGTGTAATCACGACCGACGAGAGAATCATCACAATCAACAAAATCCCTTTCAGCTGTTTCTGCCAGATCAGTAAGACCTGGTAAAGACAATCGTGTGATTAACACGAAAGCAGTATGAAGGGAAGAAAAGGTATCAGGGTCTCTATATAGAGCCCAAGCATTGATCAAGTCTTTCAGCGGACTGATAAAACGGCCCGCTAAGGGGGAAACGTTCATTAGATACTGTTTAAAGGTATCGTAATTAAAGAAGCTAGATCTCATTTCTATTAGAAAGAGATCACTAGCCTTTAATAATGAAACGATGGTTGTGACATCTATCTCTTGCAATAAGCAACAGAAAGGTCGAAGCCATCGAGGTGTTTCATCCGACTTGGAAGTGAGATCGTACCACCCAAGAACCAGAATGCAGAGAGCATCGCCATATATATAGCTTTGCTTCTTATTCATCTGCACTCCAAATCTCGAGTATGTACGGCGCCGAAGATGATCTTCGACGACTTTAGTTACTTCAAGTAACCTGTTTTTCGTCCTGGACATCTAGAGCGACCTACTTCACGTCAGGTGGCAATAGACTTCCGCGAACTAATTGACCAATGCGTCCACTATCATGTTTACCAGTCTCGTAGAGACCAGCAGCATGACGGCGGAATAACTTTTCTGCTGTATCAGCAGTAAGAGATTCCACCATAGGATACACAAGAACCGTATGGATCTTTATAGGAACCAAACGTTCATACGTAGGGTCTGCAGAGTCAGTTTCTCTGAGTGTGATAGTATGCTGTACTAATACAGATACACCACGACGAGATTGTGCTCTATAAGAAGGATCAATTTCTGAACCTTTATAGACATCCTCCGTAATACTAGAGGAGAACCTGATTTGTTCAGGAGCTCCAATAGGTGCTTTAACATTGGTAATAAGAATTTCGCCTTTTTTGAGGTTAGTCTTCTCAACAAAGTCCGCACCAAAATTGACCAATTCTAGATTGATCGGATTGGTAGTGACGCCCGAAATGGGACTGTCAGTGGCAACAAAAGATAAAACTTTAGCCATGATAGGCTCCTTTCTGTAACGCTTTAAACACGTTACATTCGCTGCACTATTAATGCAGCTCCTTCAATCCAATGACTGAAGGACTGTGGTGTAAGATCCAACTGGATCGGAGGAGGAACTTTTGAGACAGTTCGATGATAATCGACTATTTCTAAGTCCCCTAGTGCTATTCCTTGCAATTCCGGAAATAATACCGAGAAAGGCAAAGTGGTACTAGACATTCGAGTACTG